GCATGTTCAATTGAAACAAAACGTTTTGGCGGATGGGATTGCCGCCATGCTTGGTTAATAAGGGGTAAGAAATGGCAAACACTCAAGCGATGACGACTTCGTTTAAGAACGAAATCCTTCAGGCATATCACAACTTTGGCACCACTGTGACTCGCGCCGGTACTGGCGCTGACACGTTCAAGGCCGCTTTGTATTACGCAACCGCCTCACTTGGCGCGGGTACCACCGCGTACTCTGCTACTGGCGAAGTGACGGGCACAAACTACACAGCAGGCGGTATAACTGTGACCAACGCAACGGCTCCTACCACAAGCGGTACTACCGCCTACTGGACACCATCGGCCAGTTTGGTTTACACCAACGTGACCATCTCAACCGCGTTTGACACGGTGCTGATCTACAACAGCACCCAGAGCAACCGTGCTGTGAGCGTCCACACGTTTGGTTCGCAGACTGTGACTGCTGGTACATTTACCCTGACAATGCCTACCAACGCCGCTGGTACCGCGCTGTTGAACATCGCATAAGGGTAGCGCATGGCGCTCGTACTTGCTGATCGCGTCCAAGAGACGACAACAACTTCAGGCACTGGCACGATAACTCTTGCCGGTGCTGTTGCGGGCTTTCAGTCTTTCTCTGTAGTTGGTAACGGGAACACCACCTATTACACAATTGTCAATGGAAACAACTGGGAAGTAGGGATTGGCACGTACACATCTGCTGGTACAACGCTTGCCAGAACGACTATTCTGTCTTCGTCAAATGCTGGTAGCGCCATTACTCTTTCTGGCACATCCAACGTATTTATCACAGCGCCGTCTAGCAGAACAACGATGCGGGATGGATCAAACGTCCTCACGCTACAGGCCGGTACAACAACAGCGGCTCCGTTGGCTTTTCAGTCTGGTACAAACCTTACCTCGGCCACAGCCGGGTCAATGGAGTATGACGGACGGGTTCCGTATTTCACCCCACAAGGCACACAGCGTGGGGTTATTCCGGGCGTACAGATGTATGTGTTTAACAGCACCTACGCACTTTCTTCGGCAAGCACAAGTCCGCAAGCATGGGTAAACGGATTAAGTTGTACATTGTCGTCAAACACAACTTATGCATTTCAGGCATTTATTCCGTTCATCAGGACTGGAACTGGAACCGTTATTGTTTCACATGGTTTTGGTGGTACAGCCACTTTAACTGGAATCACGTATTATCTTTATCGCTACTACGCCAGCACTTCAGGGTTTACCGCTGTAAACAACTCTGGCAGTTTTGCATCGTTAAACTTTATTGCCACTGCGGCAGATACAACCACAATGACTGGTTCTTCCACAAACCCAACGTATCAATGGTTGCAAATGGATGGTCACGTTGTAGTTAACGCTGGAGGCACGTTTACTCCAACTTTAACCACATCGGCCACTGGTTCAACAAACACAATTCAAGTCGGCGCTTATTTCAGAATTTACCCTGTTGGTGCTGGTGGCGCTAGTAACGTCAGTGTTGGAACATGGGCGTAAGCCATGTTTGGCATATCAGCGTTCTCGCAAACAGCATTCGGGGCGCTACCGGGTGTTGCTGGTGATGTAACTGTTGCGGTTACAGGGGTTTCCTCGGGGTACGCTTGGGGCAACTCAACTTGGGGTAGTGGCGTATGGGGCGGCGCAATAAGCCCTGTAGGTACGGTTTCTCCAAATGTCTCTGTAGCAATATCTGGTGTTACCGCCACAGGTTCGGTTAATAGTGTTCAGGTAAGCCTGTCGTTATCTGGTGTTGTAGCGACTGGAACGGTTGGCACGGTAACTCCAAGCATTTCTGTTGCCATTTCTGGGGTCAGCGCCACAGGTTCCGTCGGGTCTGTTGCTGTTTCTGAATCTGAAGGCGGCGCAGGTGTAACGGCCACAGGTTCCGTTGGGAATGTGACGGGCAGTCTGTCCGTTGCCCTGTCTGGAGTTTTTGCGACCGGATCAGTCGGGACTGTTACCTCAACCTACAGCGCGGCCCTAACGGGCGTTACTGCTACGGGTTCTGTTGGGACGGTTTCTCAAAGTATTTCGATTCCCCTGTCTGGTGTAACCGCCACGGGATCAGTTGGAACCGTCACTCACGGCGGGGCCAATGTTTCTTTGACCGGCGTAACAGCCAACGGCTCGGTTGGAACCGTTACCGCAGTTGAATCTGAAGGCGGTGCTGGAGTCACAGCCACTGGCTCCGTGGGTACTGTTACCCCGTCTGCAAGCGTTGCGCTATCTGGGGTGACTGCTGTAGGTTCTGTTGGCAGTGTATCTGTTGGTGGCGTTTCTATTGCCTTGACGGGCGTGACGGCCAACGGTTCTGTCGGAACGGTAACTCCTGCTGAATCAGAAGGTGGTGCGGGGGTAACGGCAACAGGATCAGTTGGTACTGTTTCTAGTAATATAGTAGTCAGTATATCTGGCGTTACTGCCACGGGTTCCGTTGGGGGCGTTACATACAGCCCGTCTGCGACGGCTGTAACAGCCACTGGGTCAGTTGGTAACGCTACCCCTAGCGTAACAGTTTCATTGTCTGGCGTGACGGCGACTGGTTCGGTTGGCGACGTCATTGGAATTAAGACATTCCCCATTTCTGCGGTTACTGCAACCGGGTCTGTTGGAAATGTGATCGGGGACAGGCTGGTGGCGATTACCGGCTGTACCGCTTTGGGTTCTGTTGGCAATGTGGGCGTCTTCTACTGGAGCCTGATTGACGACAGTGAGACCGCAAACTGGCAAAACATCAATAATGCAGAGTCCGCAGGATGGACTAACGTTGATGACAACCAGAGCGCAAACTGGCAGAATATCGACAACTCGCAGACTGGCGGGTGGGTTTTGGTCGATGATGCCGAAGTGGCTGATTGGGAACTGATTCCCACCGAATAAGGAGTCTTGAATGGCAACATCTTACACATCGTTTTTGGGTCTGGCACTGCCAGCCACTGGCGAACTTAACGGCACTTGGGGTGACGTTGTTGACAACTACCTCACAACGTTTGTCGATTCCGCCGTAGCGGGAGCGCAGACTATTAGCGGAACCCAAACTGCGGTGACGCTATCCATAACAAACGGCACTGCACTTACTCAAGCAGGCGCGGCAGGGACAACAGGTTCATCGCAGTATCAGATCATCAACTGCACGGGCAATCCGGCAGGAACGCTGACCATTACGGCTCCAGCGTCAAGCAAAACATACATCATCATTAACGGCACATCTACAAGTCAGTCTGTGAAAATTGTGGGTGCTGGGCCGACTACAGGTGTGACGGTGGCGTCTGGTCAACGGGCCTTGGTGGCTTGGAACGGCTCTGACTTTGTGCAAGTTGGCGCATCGGCTGGTGGATCGACCACGCAAGTTCAGTACAACAGTAGTGGTGCATTGGCTGGTTCAGCCAATATGACTTTTGATGGCACAAAATTGACTGTTGCTGGATTAAAAGATTCTGCGCTTACTTCGGGCCGAGTAACATACGCCACCACCAGCGGAGAATTAATCGACTCAGCTAATCTTACTTTTAGTGGTACAACCCTGACAGCAAACACGCTAAATTTGACAAATGCTCTTGGCGTTGCTTATGGAGGTACAGGTCTAACATCCACTCCATCAAACGGTCAACTTGATATTGGTAACGGCACAGGATTTACCAGAGCAACTTTGACCGCTGGCACGGGTATTTCAATTACCAACGGTGCTGGGTCAGTTACTATCGCCACATCAGGTTCTAGCGGAACATCAATCGGCCTAGTTCGGGCTATTTCAATCAACTGCATTCTTCCATAAGGAGCAACCATGGCAGCAAACACAGCACCGATTTATTCCATCGTTGGAGCGACCGACTCGGTTGCATTTAACAACACTGGTCTTGTCGTTGGCCCAACAGCCAACACAGCCCAAGACGGTACTGGAACTTTGTACAAAGCATTCACCGCTGGTGCAAACGGCTCATACATTCAGAAGATTCGTTTCCGTCCTGTCGGCTCTCCAGCCGCTACTGTGTGCCGTGTATTCATTTCTACCAGCACCTCAACCAGTGCCACAAACACTTGGTTGTATGACGAAATCACACTCCCCGCAGTGACTGTTTCTCAGACTGCCGCATCATCTGTGTTTGAGTTGCCGTTGAACTTTGCAATTGACCCCAACTACCTGCTGTATGTGACTTTTGGAACTTCTACTGGCTCGGCTGGTACGGGTTACTCTGTAGTCACCATCGCTGGAGATTACTAAAATGTGGCGGGAAACTGATTCATGGTTTGAGATTCAGTTCTCAGACAACACGCAAGGGTTCGCTCATTTGGATGCCGATGGTAACTATTTGGGCGTGTTCAAAGCAGACGGCACACCGATTGGCGAAGAAAATGTCGAGTACACCTGTGTCAATGACAATGCTCCCATCCCAAGTTGGTATGTGCCTCCTGTTCAGGGGTAATTAATGTTTGTACGCCAGAACCAACAGCAGTTCCGCAACAGCAATGCTGATGTGCAGATTTTCTATGGGTCTGATTCCACAACCGACTTTACCCGCTCTTGGAATAAACCACCCGGCGTAAGCCATGTTTATATGTTGGCAATTGGTGGCGGTGCGCCCGGAGATGGAGCCACTGGTGGAGGCTCTGGTGCAGTATCAAGATGGTATGGTGCGGCTCAAAATGTTCCAGATACTTTAATAATAAGAGTATGCGGCCCGAATAATGGCGCTGGTAGTGGTGGTGTAAGCACTACTATTTCTTACAGAAACGGCGCTGGTACAACCTCATTGGTAAATGCAATATCGGCAACCACTTTTAGTGGGGCCGGGGGGACAGGCGCAAACTATTTTTCTGCTTCTGGGTTTTACGCTGGTGTTGGTGGGCAAACTGGAAATACTGGCGGTCAATCTGGTTCTGCAACAACATTTTTAACCAGCGGTAGTTCTGGCTCTTTAAATTCAAACTACGGATATGTAACCACATCCGCAGGAGTTTTTATGCTACAACCAATAATTGGGGGGGTTGGTGGCTCTGGTAGTCTGCGAGGCGGGTTGGGTTGTGGTGGTGGTTTTAATTTTGGTCCTGGTGGTCAAGGTCTAGTCTTGATTGCAAGTTGGTGAGGAAAAAATGAGTTATCCAATAAATTACCCCACACCACAAAATGCCAATGTGCAAACTTTTTATGCGCCAAACTCCAATGCTGGAAGACTTGATAGCGCATGGACAAAACCACAGGGAGCATCCTTTGTTTGGTTCACTTTGATTGGGGCTGGTGGAAACGGAGATGGAACTACTGGTGGCGGTTCTGGTGCGGTAACAAATTTTATGTGTCCCGCTTTTTTAATTCCTGACCGATTATCTGTTCAAGTTGGTAGTTGTTACCACGGCACAGATACGCAAATTATTTATCAACAAAAAGACGGAACGGGCTATACACTTTTGACCGCACAAAGCGGGCCAGGTTCTAGCGCAGGAACGGCAATGTCTGCAAACTACTTTACCGCTATGGGGTTTTTCCAATCAATAGGTGGGCAAGCAGGATCAACAACAAATATTGCCGCATCTACGACAACATTTTTAAGTGGTGGTGGGGAGCAAACGCAAAACCAAACTTCAAACTATGGATATACAACAGGTAGCACAGGAAACCGACCCGGGTTTTTCCAAATGCAACCAATAATTGTTGGCGCTGGAGGAATGGGTGTTTCGGCAAATGGTGGTATTGGTTGTGGTGGTAGTTTAAGTTTTGGGGAAGGCGGAAATGGCCTCGTTGTAATCATTACATGGTGAACACATGAGTTATCCAATCAACTATCCCACACCACAACGCTCAAACTTTCAAGCCTTTTATGGCGGCATTTCCAGTTCAAGCAGTACAAGTTTGACTTTTGATTGGGTCAAACCACAAGGCGTAAGCATGGTGCGTATGTTATTAATTGGACCGGGCGCAGGAGGGGCTTCTGGTACTACCGCTGGTGGTGGTGCTGGAGGTGGGTCTGGCGCTACCACTTCATGGATTGGCCCAGCCATGTTTGTTCCTGATGTTTTAAGGATTCAAGTTGGGTGTGGCGGTACAACTTCCATTAGTTCTGGGACTACCGCTGTGATATATCAATTAAAAACAGGAACTGGATATACATTGCTTAGCGCAAACGGCGGCGGTTCGCCCCCAACCGCTGGAAGTGCGATGACGAACAATTATTTTGGTGCGGCTGGAATTTTTAAGTCTGTTGCCGGGCAGGCAGGAGGCGCCGCCGATTCAGGCGTTAATGCGTCAGCGTCTACATTTTTATCAGGTGGCGCTGGTGGTGGCACCTATATTGGGAATGGCGGAGATGTTACTAGCAAGTACGGGTATCCAGATGTGCTTGGTGGCAATGGCACTTTGAATACTAAGGGTGGCGATGGATATTTTTTGTTGCAACCAATTATGGTTGGTTATGGTGGCGCTGGTGGCGGTTCCGGCCTTGCAACGGGTGCTTCTGGTGGAAATGGTGGAATAGGCTGTGGCGGTGGTGGTGGTGGTGGCGCTAGTGGTGGCGGGGTGGGCGGTTCGGGCGGCAATGGTGGCGCTGGCGCAGTCTTTATTTGGAGTTGGTAAATGGACGAGTTCAAAGCCAAACACGAACTGATTGAAAAAGCGGCGTTTGCCATTCTGCCCATTATGTTTACCTGCGTCGTCTACCTGATGTCTGCTCTAAACACTCTGAATCACGAAGTCACCATCCTGAACAACAAGGTCAGTTTGGTCGTGACCAGCGACAACAAACAAGCATCCAACACCGGGGCTGAACTGGCACGGGAAAAGTTGCGGCAGGACTTGGAAAAGGAAATCCAGAAGAACCGTGATGACATCCAGCACAACCGCCAAGAGATTGCCGTCATCAACGAAAGGATTGGGAGGAAATAATGCTGACACTGTTCTCAACCCTAATTTCATTCCTGATGGGTGGCCTACCCAAACTGTTGGATTTTTTCCAAGACCGCTCAGACAAGCGCCATGAACTCGAACTAGCGCAGTTACAAATCCAACGGGAACTGGAGTTACGCAAGGCTGGCTTTGAAGCCCAAGAGAGGGTGGAACAGATTCATACCCAGCAGTTGATGCTGGAGACCAGCACTCAGGTCAAGACCAGCCTGATTGACGCCCAGAAAGCCGAAATGCAAGCCATCTACGCCCACGACACCGCTTTAAACGAGGGTACAAGCCAGTGGATGAAGAACCTTCGAGCCAGTGTCCGGCCAGTCATTACCTACGGGTTTTTCCTACTCCTGTGCGGAATTGACTGCGCCTTGATTTACCACGGGTTCACTACCAATGTCGGTTTCCAAGAGATGGCAGACCAACTCTGGGATGATGAGACCCAAGCCCTGTTTGCCAGCATAATCGCATTTCATTTTGGTGGTCGGGCGTTTGGTAAATGAATGTCTCGCCCAAAGCCGTGGCGATAATCAAACACCATGAGGGTGTAAGACAAAAGCCTTACAGATGTCCAGCCAAACTCTGGACAATTGGGGTGGGCCATGTGATGTATCCCGAGCAAGCCAAGCTGCCTATAGATCAGCGGGAATCAATCAACATCAGGATTGAGGACTTTCGGGAGTTCAGTATGGAGGAAGTCGATGGAATTCTTCGTGCAGATTTGGCTCGGTTTGAACGGGGGGTGGAGCAATATATCACTGCCTCTCTTACACAAGGCATGTTTGACGCTCTTGTGTCTTTCAGTTTTAACGTCGGTTTGGGAACACTCCAGCGTTCGACGCTTCGCCAGAAACTTAATCGGGGCGATAAAGAGGGTGCGGCTGAAGAACTCTTGAAGTATTGCATGGCTGGTGGGAAAATACTCAAAGGGTTGCAAAACCGCCGCATTGACGAACGCAACTTGTTTCTGTCGTAGGGACAACCATGCCATTACAAAAGATACTGTTTAAACCGGGGGTCAACCGCGAAAACACGCGATATACCACTGAGGGCGGGTGGTATGAGTGCGACAAAGTGCGCTTTCGTCAAGGCAACCCCGAAGTCATTGGTGGCTGGCAACAGATTTCCAACAACACATTTCAAGGCGTTTGCCGTTCTCTGTGGAACTGGGTGACGCTGAGTTTCCTGAACCTGCTGGGCGTTGGCACAAACCTGAAGTTCTACATTGAAAACGGTGGTTCATACAACGACATCACACCGATTCGGGCAACGTCTACGATTAACAACAATCCATTCGCACTGACGGCTTCGACCACGGTAACGGTAACTGATACGGCGCATGGTTGTGTGACCGGAGACTTTGTGACTTTTAGCGGTGCTGCCGCCATAGGCGGTGGTGGCACAAATGTAACAGCGGCCGTGCTCAATAAAGAGTTTCAAGTCACTGTGGTTGACGCTAACACGTACACAATCACAATCTCAGTTACCCCCAACGCTACGGCTATTGCTGGCTCGCCCGGTGGCGGTGCGGCGGTTGTTGCGGCGTATCAAATCAATGTGGGCCCTGCGTACGCAGTTCCGTACGTCGGTTGGGGCGCAGGTAAATGGGGGTCTGGTACTTGGGGTAACGGTGGAACATCTGTCACCTCTATTCGTTTGTGGTCACAAATGAACTACGGCCAAGACCTCGTGTTTGGGCCGTCTGGCGGGGCGTTTTACTATTGGAGTGCCAGTAGCGGTGTAACTACGCGTGGTGTTCTTTTAAATTCTTTGGGTGGTACAGCTACCATTACCATTGCTTCGCCCGCCGTTATTACGTCCACCGTTCTCTACACTGAGGGCGCGGCTATATCGTTCTCCACCACGGGGGCGTTACCAACGGGGATTGTTGCAGGTACAACCTACTACGTCTACAACGTAGATGGGCTGACATTTAATTTGTTGGACTCGACTGGGGCTATTGTCAATACCTCGGGGGTGCAGTCCGGTACACAGACTATTACACCTGTGGACATCCCAACGGTACAAAACACGTTTATTATTTCTGATACATCGCGGTTTTTAATTGCGTTTGGTTGCAACGACTATGGCTCTGCCACGTTAGACCCAATGTTGATCCGTTGGTCAAATCAGGATGACATTTATAACTGGACGCCTGATGCAACAAGCCAAGCGGGCTATATCCGTTTATCGCATGGCTCTAAAATTGTTGCTACTGTTCAGACTCGCCAGGAAATTGTGGTGATCACAGATGCGTCTGTGTATTCACTTCAGTACCTCGGCCCGCCGTATGTTTGGCAATCTCAATTGTTGGGCGACAACATTTCCATCATGGGGCAAAACGCCGCCATCATTGCCTCTGGTATCGTGTACTGGATGGGCGTTGATAAGTTCTATGCCTATGACGGGCGAGTGCAAACACTCAATTGTGACCTACGTCGGTATGTGTTTTCTGACTTAAACCAATCACAAGCTGCCCAGATTTTTGCGGGTACAAACGAAGGTTTCAATGAAATCTGGTGGTTTTATTGTTCCGCAAATTCAACCGCCGTGGACAAGTACGTTGTCTACAACTATGTGGAAAAAGTCTGGTACTACGGCACGATGGCACGAACAGCGTGGTCGGATTCTGGCCTGCGGTCTTACCCGCAAGCTGCTACATACACTTACAACATTGTTGACCACGAAAGCGGCATCAACGACAACGAGACCACAACGACTGCCCCCATAAACGCCTACATTTCGTCGTCTGAATTTGATATTGGCGATGGTCACAACTTTGGGTTTGTTTGGCGTATCCTGCCTGACCTGACTTTTGAGAGCTCGTCTAACGACCCCACCGATAACACCCCTGCCCAAGTCACCATGGAACTCTATGGGTTGACAAACTCGGGTTCGGGCGTGACCAGCGATGCGTCTCAACCTGTCAAATTGGGTTCAGCGTACTACATCACTGAGGAATTTACGGGGCAGATTTACACCCGCTTCCGTGGTCGACAGATGATCTTCAAGATCGGCTCCAACAAGATCAACACCACATGGCAGTTGGGCGCACCGCGTATCGACATCAGGCCGGACGGTCGTAGGTAATGGCCCAACGCATCATCAATCCGGCACCTCCCAACCTCCCGTTGGGTACGGATCAGTACGACCGACGATATCAGGATCAGTTTGCCAACGTCTTGCGGCTGTATTTCAACCAGCTCAAGAATGCCATGTCTGAGTTGTTTGGCAACCAAGGGGGTAAATTTATCTCATTTCCCTATGGCGCATTTCACCAAAATGGCACTACAACCCTGTCTGCCAACATCACCAATGTGTCCACCACCCCCATATCAGTGGCTGATACTTCGGGTTTTCCCTCATCTGGCTGGATTTTGATCGGCAACGAGATCATCAGTTACACAGTCAAAACGGCTACAACTTTTGACGGAACCATTACTCGGGGTGTTTTTGGGACGACCAACGTGGCTCACACAGCTGGAGCGGCGATCACTGAGGTGCAGGGGACTGGTTCGCCTACAACAATTGGTAAAGTCCTATTCAATAACACCGACTACAGCAACGGCGTAGCGACTAACCCTTCAGACCAAACCCAACTTGTCTTTTCAAATTCAGGCATTTACAACCTTCAACTTAGTGCCCAGTTGCTCAATTTCACGACTTCAGAAGACAACGTGACCATTTGGATTCGGAAAAACGGGACGGATGTGTCAGCTACTGCGGGTATTGTTGAGGTCGCACCCAAACATGGAACTTCCCCCGGCGCATATATTGCGTCTTGGAACTACTTTCTGGACTTGTTGGCCACGGATTATGTCCAGTTGGTTTGGACATCAGACACGGGTAATACCGTGCTTGGCTCTTATCCGGCTGGAACCAGCCCCGTCCACCCGGTTTCACCGGGCATCATTTTCACTTGTCAATTTGTGTCTGCGCTCCCGGCATGATACAGTTCAATAACCCCTATTTTGAGAGGCAAAAATGAGCCTTTTAAGTCTGAAAAAAATTACAGGTTCAGAAGGTCTGGACTTGGGTGGCAGGAATGCCCCACTAGCTGGTTTAGCCGCCGGTTTTGCTTTGGGCCCTGCTGGATTTGGTTTAATGTCCGCTGGTCAAGCGGGTTTGGCTGCTGGCGCGGCTATGAGCCTTTCTACTGGTAGTTTAGAAAAAGGTTTGATGGCGGGTTTGAGCGCATATGGTGGCGCTGGGTTGTCCGCAGGTTTGATGAATTTGGGAAGCACGTCGCCTGAAATGTTACAGGCGGCAAACGCATCTGCTGACCCCATCGCTTCACTTGCACAAGCCAAAGAGGGAACTGCGCCGCTTACTGGATTTGATGCACTAAAAGCCGGTGCTCAAAACGCTACCAATGACCCCAAGTCATTTATGAATGCAATGGGTGGCGGAACAGGTCTTGCTAAATATGGTCTTGCCGCAACGCTTCCTATACTGGCTGGCTCTGGTGTACAAACCACCACAGGTTTACCGTCAGCTTCACAAGGTCCGGGGTATGTACGTCCGTTTGATTATGACATTCGTACTGGCAGATTAACACCATACGCTCCTGTGTCGACTTCAAGGCTCTACGCCGAAGGCGGCGCTGTTAAACCGTCTGATGATGGGTATGTCCATGCGGAACTTGGCGGGTTTTTGAGTGGTATCGGTAATATTGTTCAAGAAGGAATGGCTGGTAATCAAACTCCTGAACAATCCCAACAACCAACACAACCAGACTTCCGTAACGCTGCGGCACAAGCAGCCATTCAACAACAGTTGATTAACGAATCCCAAGCACGGTTTGCACAAAACCAAGCCGCGCAACAAGCAGCACAACAAGCAGTTACAACACCGTTCCAAGCCGCTCCGACTACCCCTGCGCAGGCTGCTTTAACACAGGCTATTGCTTCTGCTCCTGTGGCCCCTGCTCCTACACTTACTCCCATGACGGGTGACTCTGCCGCTGCCTACAACTATTTGATGGGCCAGTCGCCGTATCCGTACGTCACGCAGGACAAGGAAGTGTTCCGTCCCTACACGGATATCTTGGCGCAAAGGGCTACGGGTACAACTCCGTTAAAACCTACTCCTACTCCGGTTGCTCCAGCAACTCCCGCAGCTAATACAGGTGGCGGTGGAGGTGGCGGTGTAGGTCTTGGAGACCTTGCCGCACTCGGTGCTCTCGGTGGTGGTGCTTACGCTGCTGGGTTGTTTGGCGGTGGTGGAAACTATGCACCTGTAGAAGATATGAGCACGTATTCTCCCGCAGCTGCCGCTGAGTCTGATGCAATTGGTACGGCGGGGGGTGCCGCTGCCGCTGGTAACTATGCCCCTGTTGAAGACCTTAGCTCGTACACCCCCGCCGCTGCTCTTGAATCCGACGCAATCGGTGGCGCAACCATAGATGAAGCCGCAACCATGGCCGCAAACGCTGGTATGGATTGGGCGGGCCTTGCCGCAGAGATGGGTCCCTATGCCGCCGCTGCGTATGTTGTTGATCGTCTCACTGGCGGTGCAGTTGGTAACGCAATTTCCGATGTTGGCGACTTTGCTGGCGACGTTGTATCTGGAATTGGAAACGCAGCTCAAAATTTTGTTTCAAGTATTTTTGGCGGTTGGGGTTGGGCCGATGGTGGTCAAGTTAATGGGCTGTCAGCAGCACGTTACAACCTTGGCGGTTACTCCGATGGTGGGCGTCTTTTGCGTGGCCCTGGTGATGGTGTGAGTGATTCCATACCCGCCACAATTGGTGATAAACAACCAGCCAGATTGGCTGATGGCGAATTCGTTGTCCCCGCACGAATCGTATCTGAGTTGGGCAACGGCTCAACCGAAGCGGGTGCTAGGAAGTTGTATGCCATGATGGATCGAGTCCAATCGGCACGCAGTAAAACAGTTGGTAAAGGCAAGGTGGCAAGAAACACCCGTGCCGACAAATACCTTCCGGCATAAGGAACAGATATGGCGACTTCTCCAACACAAGTAGTTCAGTACCAAACGGGCCTTCCCCCGGAAACCGCTCTGTATGGGCAACAGTTGCTTGGTCAAGCGGCTGGGCTTATTTATGACTACGCCAAAGATGCATCTGGCAACCCAATCATGGTCGACCCTACTACGGGTAAACCTACTACTGATGGCACTGGGATACCGCAGATTTCAGGATTCAAGCCGTATCAACAATACACTGGCGACCGTGTAGCGCAATTTACTCCGCTACAACAACAAGCGTTTCAATCTGCACAAAATCTTGGTGTAGACCCTGCAACACGAGCCGCTGCACAGGGCTTGCAGTCTTTGGCGCAAAGCGCTGCTGGTACAACTTACAACCCGTTTGCTGGCACTGCACCACAAATGCAGGGGCCGCAGGATGTAAAAACTGGATTGTTCACCGACCAAGGCATTGCTGGGGCGTACATGTCGCCCTACATGCAGAATGTCGTAGATGTTCAGCAGCAACAGGCCAAACGTCAAGCTGCGATTGCACAACAAGCCCTGGCAGCGCAGGCTGCTCGGTCAGGCGCATTTGGTGGTTCTGGTGCGATGCTCCAACGCGCACAAGCCAACGCTGAACTACAACGCAATCTACAGAACATTCAGGCCACAGGTTTGCAGAACGCTTACCAGCAGGCCATGCAACAGTACTCTACTGACGCGGCTCGTCAACTTCAAGCAGCTGGGATGAACCAGCAGACTGGATTGCAGACGGGGATACAAAACCTTCAGTCTCAATTGCAGACACAACAGTTGGGCGAACAGTCCCGTCAATTTGGCGCTGGTCTTGGACTTCAAGGTATTCAAACTGGCCTTCAAGGGATGCAGTCTGCTGGTCAAATGGGCCAAACTGCGTTTGGTCAGCAACAGGCCGCTATCGGGTTGCAGAATCAACTCGGCACCCAACAGCAGCAGCAGGCTCAGAATATCCTGAATAACCAATATCAGGATTTCTTGAATGCACAAAACCAACCGTATAAACAGTTGGGCTTCATGTCTGACATGATTCGTGGCCTGCCCATGTCTCAGACGTCACAGACCATGTATCAGGCACCAGGTAGTCTGATGGGGCAAGTGGCTGGCCTTGGTATGGGTGCATACGGTTTGAGCAAACTGGTCAAAGATGGCGGCCTAATTAACTCATACGCTGAAGGTGGTGAGGTCAAAACCTATGCAGGTGATAAAGGTTCAGTGACCAGCGACTATTTTGAACGCT